GGATTTGTTGTCACCCCATCAATCAGACCTGTATCAAAGTAATCTTTGATTGCCCACTGGTCTGCTGTATCAAGAAAAATTTTCATGATAAATCATCTCTGCTCGTATTATATATGCTAATTAACCGACTGTCCATGAGGCCAAGGATTACTGAAATCCATTGGTGGTTGTGGTTCAAATGTTGTAGGGAGTTTGACACCAGTAGGATTATCTATCTGCTCTTGAGTAGGAATAATAATTCTGATCGGGGTTCCTTCCCTCTCAAACTCCTCATTCATTTTGATGTATGTTTCGGGAGTAATCTTTTCAGTCACGTTGTCTCCAATCATCAGGTTTGTCCCTTTGGAACCAGTCTCTTATGTCATCAGCACTATCGAAACCCGTACGGTGATTGGATGGGTCCGGGTCCCCTAACCCCATCCTATTCATAAAATCATCTAGAGTTCCCTCTTCGATACCCTTGGACTGACGACGGGCTTGTCTCAACCATTCTCTGGCAGTTGTATTTGCCTTAGATAGTTTCTCAGCCCATATCATATCCTCTAACGTTACCTTCTGACCTTTTGAAATCTTCTTACAGATCTCTTGCAAACGAAGCCTATATTGCGTTGACAGCATATGTAACACTACATGTAGAGTTATTTAGATTGTAACTTAGATTCTAAGTCATTTAGTTTAGAGAACTCTTGGTATGCTGCATCTGCTTTCTCAGAGAGAATATATAGGATATCAGCATAGATGACTGAGTTATCTACGTAATTATTCAGATACATATCTAGTGCTTCTTTCAAGTATCTTTTACGATTCCACTCAGGAGAATAAGGTTTGTAGTCCATGATAAAAGATCATACGGTTTATTTAGAGACCCCATATTTGAATGGTGGTTCTTACATCAGGTGAATATGGGGAGACAGGAGTGACCATGTGATGCTCCTGAATATCATTCAATACCATAGTGTTATGCTTTGGTAATAAAGCAGTCCATTCAGGATCATTTACAGTGGCAGATTTTTTGTAGATAAAGATGCCACCTTGATCAGAGTGCCACTGTTCATTTAAGTATATGGTTGCTCCGAAGACTTTACCATAATCATTATGAACAGCAATACCAGAGTTTGGTAACCAAAGATAGTATTGCATATGATATTTTTCACACTTCGGAAGAAGATGTTGAATTTGATTCAAGATATTTTCTTTGACTTCATCCTCAATCAAACACTGTAAGCAAGTACCTACAATACCATATTTTAAATCTTGCTGCCAAGCAACACTTGATGTCCACTTGTGATCGGGAACTGCTTTGTTTATTTCTGATCTGATCTCTTGAAGGAGTTCATCAGATAACACATTGTCAAAAAGTTTCATAACACATAAATTAATCAAGCCACATGTCGGACTTGAACCGACGACCTACGGTTTACAAAACCGTTGCTCTATCTATCTGAGCTAAAGTGGCAACGGGTCAGGTAGGATTCGAACCTACGACCGACTGCTTAGAAGGCAGTTGCTCTATCCCCTGAGCTACTGACCCAAGAATCAAACCGTGGGTTTGAGTTGACTTAGATATTGATAGGAGTACATGGTTCTGTTGCCATGAATCCCCCATCCCAACCAATTATACGATGAATCCATGTAAGATTCAATAGTTTTTCCAGAAGTCTTAAAGGATGGTAACACACTTACAAACTCATCCTCATTGACCATGTATCGAAGTTGACCAATAATAGAGTTGGGATCACAATTGTACTTTGTACAAAAGTTACCAAGACCATTATAACGCTTTGCTGTTGTCCATTGAATCAACCCAAAGCCACCCCGATGGCAACGATCATAAGGAACTCTAGCACCCCCCTCGCAGATGTTGGTGTGGAAACGAGACTCCTGTTTAATGTTACCCATAATGGTTGCCAAAGCATACTTATCTTTGATATCAACTTTGGTTTGTAAGAAGTCAAGAGTAATTCTTTCGTTGTACGTACAACCATCACATCTATAGTATGGAACCTTTTTTTCAAAAGATACTAATTGTGGTGGGGGTTGAGCAAATAAACGATTGACTGGTTCTGGTGTGAGAACTAGACCAAGAGCCGCTACAAAGAACATAGTTTTACTCATTCCAATAAAAAATAATCCTTTTTCATATAACGACCAAGGATATTACTATTATAAAAAGCAGACGTGCCATCTGTCAACTTCTCAGACAAAACATTGTTGATGAACAACTGCCTTGTCTCTTCATAGTTTACCATACCTTTGGTTTTATGTAAACTCAGTATGACTCGATCGTAGGAAAAGTTCCCCAACGTCTTGCGTTCTTGATTAAGTTCAGCACTTGAGCCGTAGTATTTCTTCCAGTCACTTTCAATCGTAACCCGTCTACGTCCACCTCTAGGCTTTCGTTTGCTGTAGAAATACTTTCTACCAATATACTTTTTTCCCGATTCTCGATTAGTAATACAATAGACGAAGCCGTAGTAATCCCCAATGCCAGTCCCGTCAAAATCTTCACCACGGTATTTCCAGGGATTTTCATAGTCACACATCCATAAGGTTAATAGCTCAGTCTATATATCGTCTGAACCTTGACAAGGATATTTTACATAAAAAAAGAAGGGTTGTCAAGCCCTTCCGAAATCTAAAGTAGCTGGAATTTCAAATCATCCGAATAAACTCCTACAAATGCGTTTACATGTACCCTGAGCAGAGTCACATTCTATAAGACAATCGAAGTAATCATTTACTAAATCGATCTCATCAATATCGTAATCCAAACTATTAAAGTGGTCCCACTCAGCAAGTTGATTACGTGAGATCAAGTTATGCATAATTATTCCTCCATTCAAATTTAAACATGATTAGCATTAGTTTCAGACCAAAAGCACCTCCTGGTGATTCTGATAATATTTAGAGGAGTTTGTGTTAATTCACTAACATTTGTGACTTTGTTACTCAACTTTACCTAAGATCTCTTCTACTTGATCTTCTGTAAGATTCAGCATGTAATCTTCAGCATCATCCAAGGTGCAGACTTCATTCTCCAGGAGATAATCAAGAACGATATCGAACTTGGTCTCTTCTCCCATTCTCTTAGCAACGGAACCAGAGACGTTGGATACACCTCTAGCAGTCTTACCAACTGCTTTCTTCAGACCAGACTTGATAGCACTTCCAACTCTTCTCAGAAGTCCTCTCTTACGGGTAGCAGTGCCACTGTCAGAGGAACCACCACTAGAAGATCCACCAGAGGAAGATCCACCACTTCTTTGTACAGATCTGATGGCATCATCTACCTTGTCACCACTAGAAGAACTGCTAGAAGAACTAGAGGAAGGTGTAGAGGGTTTGGGGGAGGATCCAGCAGAAGCATTTGCCTTACCCTTCTGATACCCACCTACGGCAGCACCAGCCATCTCACCTGCTGCTCCAGCAGACTTAACGGCAACTTTCTTAGCAATAGAGGCACCACCCTTAGCAGCAGCCTTAGCTGCTCTACCAGCAGTCTCAGCACCCTTCTTAATGGCAGGAGCAGCTCTCTTTGCCATCTCCTTGGCACGTCCAGCAGCAGCACTACCAGCAGACTTGATAGCAGAACCTGCTTTCTTCAGAGCACCGACAACCTTGTCCCTTCTAATAGAACGGGCATTTGCCTTAGATTGTGCTACGGCAGAAGCATAACGATCTTCCAGAAGAACATCATCAAAATACTCAACTGCTTCAGTCAGAATACCTTCCTGCTCCATCTCCTCAAAGATGTCAAAGGCAAAGTGCAGCAGTTCCTCTTCGGTCAGTTCGTCAAAGATAGCATCGTTCAACAGATGATCAATGTCGAACGCTTCTTTCTTACTGTTACCCCAGTTGTCAGCACCCTTCTTACGGCACTGAACCAGACGACCAGAAGCATATGCAGAAGGCCAAACCTTTGCACTTGCTTTTACCTTATGGTAGCAAGCATCTTTCTTACCCTCTTCCTCAACCTGCTCTACGTCTTCTTTGACAGAGGGTGCCATAACACCCATCTTTTTATCATACTTGACGTTGGTTTTCTTTGCTGGTTTAGCATCTTTGATGCTAGGAGCACCCGTCATGTCTGCTTCAGAGACAGTCTCT